TATGAAAATCAAATTCCCCTTTATCGAACCGAAGAAGCTCGAGAAGCACTCCGTACCTCTCACGAAGGTGGACGAGTACCTCAACGCCTTGGAAGTCCGTCACCTCGTTGTGGCGTGGGACGACTCCAAAGACGAGAATGAGGAACCGGACTACGCGCTCGGATTCCTGAACAAGGTAACACACCTGGACCCGAAACGAGTCAAGTTCTCCGTCGTCGAAATCCTCCCTACGACGCACGAGACTGTGGAACTCACCTACGACCACATCGCCATGGTAGACGACGAGCACTGCCCAAAGGTTTTCTACAATAACGGCACACGCCAGAGTGTCGGCTACCTCGTAGGTATGATTGAAGACCCAGTCCGTATGACCTACGACTGTGTAGTTCGTGTCCCTCCGTTCTCCGAAAAGAAGGTGGACATGGTGAACATGGACGGCATCACTTATGTGGAAGACATCAAGCTCGGTATCAAGTTCATCGAAGAAGAATGTAACCAGTCAAAGGAGGCTCCCAATGCGTAATGTGTTCGAGACTGAAGTGATTGACGCTCCCGAGCAGGGTACTGACAAGTGGCTTGCTTGGAGAAAGCAGGGTGTAACTGCCACCGAAGCAGGTATGATTATGTTCCCAGACTCCCACGCGAGTCCTATGACTGTCTACTCCGACAAGCTCGGTATCACGACTAAGGACCAGAGCGACCCTGACGGATTCCTCGAATGGGGACACCGCATCGAAGACTTGCTCGTGTGCAAGTTCATGGAGAGCCACCCGACATTCTCCGACTGTACGCAGGGCAGACTGTACCAGCGCGACTGGTGCAAGTGTTCCCTCGACGCACAGGCGTATGACGGCGATACTCCAGTGATTATCGAGTGCAAGACTGGACAGAACGAAGCCAAGTGGAATCCTATCCCAGACCGTTACTACGCGCAAGTCCAGTGGCAAATGTATGTGACTGGAATCAGGAAAGCCTACTTCGCTGTCCTTATCCGTGGACACCAGTACTTCGAAAAGGAAGTCGAGTACAACCCTGCCTTCGTGGAACGGATGCTTGCCAAGTGCTTCGTGGTATGGGACTGCATCCAGAACAAGCAGCCGCCTGCCACCCTCGGTATCAACGCTGCCGACAAGGACGCGATTGCAGCAATGGCTGGCATGACTGGACACTCTGGACCTGCCGTAAGCGTGGACGCTGAAACCATCGCCAAGTTCAAGGAACTGAAGGAAGCCGCTGAAAAGGCTGACGAGGAGTTCACCAAGTTCAAGAACGAACTCGGCTACAAGATGATTGACGCGAGCCGTCTGCTGACACCCGAAGGCAAGTCGTTCGCCTCGTGGGTGGAACGCAAGGGTCAGACCACCGTGGACAAGGTGAAGCTCCAGAGCAAGTACCCTGACATCTACAACGAATGCCTGAAGACTGGCATGGGTAGTCGCTATGTAAAATATACTGTGTAGTCTCCCTGCTACACAACTCCCGGCGTTGCCACAACACTAGCGTCGGGAGTCTTCTCGTTCGGGCATCGCAGGTATGTGTCCTCTTCCAGTCCAAAGCTGGTCTATTTATTTTGTTTCACCTGCGGTGTCCAAACGGGAAGACTTCCCGAATCAACAATAAACTAACAACTTATCAAAAGGAGTTAAACAATGGCAAAGAAAATCACGAACGAAGCACTCGCGAAGAAGCTCGGAAGCGAACTTGCGAAGAAGGCGGACGCCTTGCAGAATTCATGCAACAAGATTAACCTGTTCATCAGCGCACCGGTAGGACTGCTCGGTGGATTCAAGATGTTGCAGAAACTGAAGCGTCAAGTCCGTCTCCAGCAGGAACTCGTCAATGTGCTCCGCGACCGCGAACTCATGTTTGAAAATTATAACGAAAATGTAGTGGAAACCAAGTAAAAATTCTACTATATTTATGAACGCTTGAAAGACTAACCAAACTAAAAGGAGTTAATAAATGTCAGCAAACAAGCAATCCCCCCTCGCTTCCCGTAGCGAATATGTGAACTTTCCCGTTGATGAATATGTCAGCGCTTGCATCATCAGTTATCAGGTAGCATCCCTGCCTCCTAGCAAGTTCAGCAAGTCGCAGGACCCCGTGCCTTCCGTTCGTTTCTTGCTCGCTGGTAGAGTCAAGAACACAGAAGGCGAACTCGTCGTTGTCCGTAAGTGGACATCGTGGATGACTCTCTCCTACAACGAGAAGTCCAAGATGGCACTCATGTTCAACGGAGTCGTGAACCTCGAAGAACTCATAACTGACGACGGAGAAGGTGGCAAGCTCTGGACGACTCCCTTCAAGATTATGTTGGAAGCCTCCAAGGATGGTAAGTACTCGAATATCACTCGCATCAAGTTGAGTGACGATACCTCGGTCATGGACATCTGTTACACTGGCAAGTCCAAACTGCCTGACGGAACAGAATCCTTCGCTCCGTATCGACAGGTAAGTGCTTACGGAAAGCTCGTCTACCTCGAAATCGCAGTGAATAAGGAAGAAGATGGCATCAAAACCTACTCGGGTGAAGAGCTCATCGAGAATCCTAAAGAAGACGAAAATGCTTAACTCCGTGTTAAGGTGTTGAATGGACCCATCATCGAGCACTCCTCGGTGGTGGGTTTTTATTTTACCCAAAGGAAAAACCAGTTATGAAATTGTCCGGTCAGTATTCCCTCGACGACCTAGTTCGAGCACTGCAAGGTAACTTCCTATGCCAGTCCGTAACTCGCGATGGCAGGGGTAAACTGCTCGCAGACGATAAACAGTATGTAGCACTTGAACTGTTCTTCTTGCGGTTCGAGTTCTATAACAACAAGACTGTCAAGGTCTATAAGATAAGCGAAGACGAAAACGGAACAAAAAAGCTGTCTCCGCTAGTGACACTTCAAGGGAATTAAAGTATATTATAGACATGCTCGACAGCAAGAACACAGATGTACTCATAGACATAGCCCGTGACTCCGATACTCCGGCAGCTACGAGGGTGTCAGCGTGTACTCTTATTTACAGGTTATCGGCTATCCCAGCGAAGGAAGTCATTGCTATCTTGCAAGAAACCATCGACGACTCTCGTACCAAGTCTGGTGTGAAGGTCAAGGCTATGGACTTGATAGACAAGATTAACAACACCACAGGACATGAACCGGAACTACGCTCCGAGGACGAGGAACTCGTCAAAACCAAACTCATGGAGAAATATCTGGTATGTCCTCAAAGTCAAACCTGAAATGCGTACTAGAGAAATTCAATTCTAAACTCGCCTACAAGCAACTAGACAAATCCGCACTCGACATCAGCCGTTCTCTTGCGGCTGGAAACCTCGGGGACGGTGACGACAACTATGCGGAGTGGGCGAGCATCACGAACGACCCGCTGGTGGTCGTGAACATCGTCAAGACCTACATCACCGTGCAGGTGTCGAAATTGAGCGCGGCTCCGTTCAGACCGCAGAGCGACGACCTGTTCCAACTCGGACTGAAAGGTAGGCTCGACACCTTCTTCACGGAAATCTACAACGATGTTCTCAATGACGGCTACGCGTTCCTCGCTGTCGGCATGGAGAACGGCGTGCCTGTAGTCAAGCCGGTGGACGCCCGTTACATACTGTTCAACGGCGACGACCCTACATTGAAGGACGCTACGGATGTAATCGTGTTCGAGGTAGTTCCTCTCGGATTGGACAAGAAGGACAAGGACTTGCTCGGTATGCCAAGCGACCTGTGCGCCTATGTCCAGTACGACAGTAACTCCGAACGCGTGCGCGTGAGCCATTATCACTTCGACGAGAAGAAGCAGTGCTATGTTCTGGACTTCTACGACAAGGACCCGGAGAAGCCTACGACCTACGACTTAAATGGACTCGACCGTATTCCGGTCATACGCTTCGTAGGTGAACGCGTGGAACTGCCGGACAAGCGCTACCACTATCGCGGTATCTATTACCAGCTCGGTAGCGTACTGAAGGCTCTGGCACTCTCCGGTACGAAGATTCAGGTGAGAACGGCATCGTCCCATGACTCGAACTTCATCGTGAGGTCCGATGCCATCGCGAACCATCAGAGCACTTGGAAGAATACAGGTACTCTGGAAATCGACAATATCGACTCGAACGGAAACGAGATTCCGCCGGTGCAGGAACTGGCCCACGACAACGAGTTCCTCATCAAGTCCTTCTCGCTATGGAAGGATGTAATCGGCGACATGCTCGGACCTGTCGTAGCATCGGGTAGCGAGGCTGTCACCCGTGAAGAGGTGATTGCCCGTAACGAGGTGAAGGACGCC